CTTGTTAGTAATAATGCTTTCATGGCGCATCGACCGGCCTCGATAGTTTCCTTGATCCCCGCTAACGTTAGTCTGTCCTAAACTAGCTTAACATCGTTTATGTAGATGTTGAGCATTGTAGGACTTAGCACTCTTTCTAAAAATCCACGCGATAGTATGAAATTAGACCTATGTAGCACGGACGAACACATAGGTAAACGATTTGATTTAGGCCGCCAGGCAGGTTGAACACTCTGCTGGCACCACCTAAGTTCGGCGAATCGGTCCACAGTCTCTGGCTCTGCCGGGTGACATGCTGCCGTTGTCCTAAGCGCCAACTTCGGGTTTCGAAGTCGTTCCCAGAACTTAAACAACATACTATGATACTTAACGCAATCGATTACATTCAAATCGCCATCGACTAGGTCGAGGCCATCCAAAGCAACCTTTTGAGTTTGGGTTTCACAGCTTTCATCCAACAGGAAGGCACCCAAGAGACCCACGCCGGTTGAGCTATCCCTACGATAGGCTTCATGAACAGTCTCCTTATCAGGGAGGCGCAATTCAGAGGCCCATTGATGGGGCTTGACACGTTGTATTGCAGCGTCTATAGAGTTAGACGGGTGTAATGTCGGAACACGCGCAAGCTTTGATTGTTTCTCATGATCCAAACAAGCAAAATAGCCCACAAATGATTTGCATCGCTCTGACCAGTCGTCCCCATCACAGAGAAGTTCTGGTCCCCCTAGAGAGGCAGGAAGATCGATTGGGAGGTAAGACGGCACAGGATTGAATTTAAGGAAAACATCGCGGATGCGGTGTTGTTCCTTTGGATTCATTCCCGTGATAAGGGCTTGGAAGTTCTCTCCATATTGCCAATATGGAATGAGCTTCTTCGACCCAGCCTTAATCCCTTTCCTGTCAGTCCCAAAGAGAATACCGAGATTAACGTAGCTAATCTGTTTCCAGATGTAGCCATCGTCATGCAACCTAGCCACGAAGGTAGAAGAGTTCATGTTCAAGAACAGAGGAACTCCTTTTACTTCACGATCCAGATCACTTCGATAGTTCTTACCGATCGATGGGAAAAAGCCAATCTCGCGATTGACCTTCCACCAAAGATCGTAAGAGCCCTTTGGTCCTACGAACGCAATATCATCACCATTAATCCGAACTGGATACTTACGAGTATCTTTCGGACTAACGCCATAAGCCAAGCACCATGCAGCGAGATTGAGGATACATAGAATAGGGAACGACATCGGACTGCCCATGGGTTGTCCATTCTGCTGAGGCAAAGACTTTTCCAAGCCCTCACCGTCGGTAAAGTGGATCTCATGTCCAACCAACGCCCTTTTCCCTACTTCGAAGCTATGATCCGTCAAACCCAAGCGATTAGCAATCTTACGCCAACAATATAAAGAATATTTCGTCTTTACGTTATCGGTCGCTCCATCGTAATCACCCGATACAATCTCGAACTGGTTAGTGATTCCATTTATATCACACCAGTCCTGCACGGACTCCACACTGATAGGCTTCCCCGTATATTCGAACACGGGATGTCGTCTCAGTTGCCGGTGCATTACCTTCTGTATGGGTAGCGCAGCGTAATAGCCAAGGTTCTCACCCTGGGTTATGACACGCACCTTCAACGGTTCAGGTATTGGAAACGCCTTGCACGGCAGTGGTGCATCCTCTAAGGTGAAGGAGCAGGCATCTATCCAAGTCTCAAAGTAAGATTCAATGAGAATTTGGTCAGAACCTACTCTATATTCCCTCACATCTCCGCAGCGGTCAGATATGCTGCAGAGAACGGAGCTACGGCCAGCTAACAGAACTCCTTCCAGTAAGTCCCTTGGTAGGAACGCTTTGAAGGCTCTTTTTAACCCGGCCGCGGCTCCACCGTCTTTCATCCTCGTATCAAAGGAGGACGAAAGACTTGGAAAGAGGACGCATGGCTCAGTGGCGTGTGCGAAGACATCATTAACGACCTGTCGGATAGACCATTCCAATTGCTCAGAAAGATCCAAACCTTCGGGTGCATTATAGTGGCAGTCTTCGCACACGGTAAGCGGTGATTCAGTACAGCCTTGTACCAAACCGGTGAACTTCTCACGGTGAGACCGCACGGCGGATTCAATGCATTCATCAGAGGTCTTGGGCATACCCATTTTTGCAAATAGGCAGTCTAAGGCTCCAACAAATGATGATTGATTTCCGCGACGTGTCATAAG